TCATTGGGAGACAGCATCCCATAGTTTTCATAGTACATCGCAGGCTCCTTTGCCCACATATTTTGTTGCCCGTGTTCATTAGTCGTTACAGTCATTATGATTTGTAAAGATTTACAACAATAGTATATATGAAAAAAGAGGGTCTGTCAAGACCCTCTTAATGTTTTGTTTAGATTTGCTAACTTATCAGAACTTAAAGGTAGTCTGGATTACACCACCCCAGTTAGAAGAGTTATCAGCAAGACGCTGATTATCGCTAGCATAGAAGATAGCGGGAGTGATGCTGATGTTGTCAGATACTTGATACTTATAGAAGATTTCAAGCATCGTTGATTTTTCTAGATCTTCACCAGTAGGTGCTTGACCGATAGCAACACCAGCAGAGTTACCATCAACAAATACATCTTCCCACTGAAGACCAGCAAACCAAGACTGACTGTTGGTAGCATCGCTAGGAGTACCACTTACAGTATTCCAACCATAACCAGCAGAGATGGAAGGTGCCCAACCAGATTGAGTGGGTTGCCAGTATGCGTTGATAGCATAACCGTTAGAGGTTTGACCAGGAACCAGAGTACCAGAAGCACCGTTCAGACCGTTATAGGTACGGACACGGGTGCCTTCAGTACCATAACGGTAACCAAATGCAGCACCCCAGTTAGTACCACGATAACCGATTTGTGCCAGGGTGTTGAGAGCACCAGAACGATCAAATTCCCCAGTTGCACTATCGCTACCATTTTGGGCAACATAGTTTACACCAGCAACAAGACCTTTTTTGCCGTACTGAACACCGAAACCAGAACCAGTTGCCTTGTTATAAACACCAGGAGTACCAGCAACTTGGAAGAAGTCAAGAATGTTGGACTTGTAAGCAGTAGGCAACCAAGCAATCTCAGTATTACGAACAAGAGCACCAGCAGTAAGAGTGGTGGTGTTATTGAACGCAGGGAACTGATAGAACAGACGGTCGATAACTACGTTGTTACCAACTTCACTTACAGTGTTGTCTGCTTTGTCCAGTTTGAATACTGAAGAACTAGAACCAAAAGGATTGCTGCTGAAGTTAGATGAACGCAGACGAGTACGAAGAAGATCCTTACCAGTAAACGAAGTATCCAGATTCAGACGCAGATCATAGTTGAATGCAGTACGAGTTGCATCACCATCTTTGGTTTGATAATCATCAACACCACCGATCACAAAGTTTGCTTCACCACGCAGTTTAGTAGTGGTGGAGAATTGTTGTGCCTCAAGTGTAGTAACTTGTGCTTCCAGTTTATCTACACGACCACGAAGAACAGCAAGTTCTTGTGCAAATTCTGCCTGAAGACGCTTCAGTTCATCAGTAACTTCGGTCACACGATCAAGGCAAGCATTCAGAAGTGCTGCTGCCTCATAACGGGTCATCGCTTTACCACCACCAAAGGTGCCGTTAGGATAACCAGCAACGCAACCATAACGCTCTACGAGGTTGCTGAGTGCCTGATATGCCCAATCGGTAGGTTGAACATCAGAGAATTGAGTAACGCTTGTAACCTGCTCAGAAGAGTATTGGTTGACTGCTGCCATATTCAGATCTGCGGCATTCGCAGCAACAGGAGCAACCATTCCCAGAGCAACAGGTGCAAGCATCAGTTGTTTGAGTTTCATAAAAATTTGTTTTTAGTACTAAACGACAATTGTGTAACTTTGCAAATAGTTGCGGCATCGTCACATCACGGTATTTATCTTAACAGTTTCTTTGGGATTGTGTCAAGTATTTTGATGTACCGAAGAGTTTTCAGTTATTCTACCAAGATAAGGATCATAATTCATATAATCTTTAATATCAATTTGAGCACCTTGCTGTTGCCAATAATTAAGCAATGCATCATGAGGTGCTTTATGAAAGATTCCAAGGTGTTCCGGATGAATTGCAGAACCCATTTCAAGATTGTAAAGGAAAAGAGGAATAGTGTAAGTTTTACCAGTTTCTAGGATAGTATCTTCTGATACTGCTCGCGGTTTTACACCGTTATCAAGTTTATACTTGTCTCCACGAATATGGTGTTTCATCATTTTTGCGGCATGATGGCGACTAATCAAATAAATTGCTGCAGAAAAATCATTAATAAACTTTAAATGCAATTTAACATGAATATCCCCAGTGCATATTGTGGTTAATTGAACACAATCCCAGTCATAAGGAACTTCAGCAAAAAATTCTGTCCAAGTAAAATTCCAATATTTTACAATATTAAAATTAACATCATCCTCAAGAATCAGACAATAATCATCCGTACTGTTCTCATAAAAATGTTTAATTGCTTTAAGATGTGACATGCAACATCCCAATTCATTTTGAGAAACATTATCCGGAATCCTTCCCTTAAGATGAAGAGATACATCATCATCTCTCCCATCATACCCAGAGATACGAATATGATTTTCAATTTCCCAATACTTAAATTGATTTTCCATATACTCCCGACGATGAGTATCTGCATCCAGATTAATCCAGTAAATATATGGAATACCTTTAAGTTTATATACTGATTTGTTTTTGTCCATCATTCAAAATACTTCACTAGTTTTTCCCTATCACCTTTAATATAAGAAATACATTCTTTCAAATCTTCAGGAAGACTATTCCAAAGATTTGCCATCTCTTGTCCAGCAGTTTCTTTGTTATAATTTGTTCCTTTTGCATGTTGAATTTGATGACGATAATCTCTAATTACAGGTCTACTCATAATAAATGAAATTCCATTCATCACAAGATCCCATCCCCATCCCATTTTCATTGTTTCTGGTGTCATAATTTTCAGAAGATCTCTCTTATAAAAATCATTAATTACATCTTTATGAATAAACCAAACTGTTTCATCAGTGCAAGCAACCATTTTAATATTAGAATCTTCTGATTGCAATCCATCAATATCTGTTTGATCTGGAGTATACCAAACATTAGTTACATCTGGAGCATAAACACCCCACTCATAAAGATTATAATACTTTCTTGCATCATTTACTAGATCTTTCCAGTCGGCATATTCAGTATCTCCTTGAATATGAAGAAGAACTTTTTTATCATCCTTAAAGAGTTTAAGTGCTTCAGTAAACTGAGAAGTGAAATATGCAGAATCTCCCAAATCAATCCAACCTTCTCTAGTGTTATTATCATCACTATTGATGACCGTAACATCTTCAAAAATTTCTTTAAGTGCATCTTCAATTGCGCAAGTTTTTTCAAACTGACGATTCCAATTGAAGATAAAGGGTTGAATATCCTTTACTCTGATCTGAGGAAATCTTTCCAAATACCCTCTACTATTAAAATCTGCATGATCTCCATGATCATTTTTACTATGCAGATCCTGATATAGAATTTCTACATAAGGATTTAAAATGCGTGAATAGTTGGTAATATTAGAAGACTTTCCGATGATAGTTTTGCACATTGACAAAGTAGTTGCATCAACCAAAACTTCATCTCCAGCCAAAATTCTCTCTGGACTATTTGGTTGTGCTTGAATAGAATAATGCAACCCAGCAGTACTCATTGTACGCTGATGATCATAATAATGAATTGTAATATCTGGAAAATAATTTTTAAATTCATCAATCACATTTGTTTGGTCTGTAGTCAAAAAGATGCAATCATAACTTCCAGACTCAAATTCTTTTTTTGTTGCGTTCAAATAATTTTCAATTGCAACGAACTCAGTATGTCCAACACCATCAGTTCCCCGATAATGGACACCTAAAGCGTTTGCATATTTCTCTGAAGAAATTGAATCAACAATTGATTGCATTCTATTGTTATATGGAATATATTTCATATACTTACTCAGATCAAAATCCCTAAACGATGCCCAAGGATAATCACAATCCCATCCATCTTGTGCATTAAATTGTTTTAATGAGTCATCAGAAACCCTCGATTCGTCAAACCAATTAGAGGGATTTCCATAAAGCATGAACATAGATGGAGAAACACAAACTTGATTTAGATCAACTCCTTTCTTTTCTAGAGTTCTAAAACTAGTCAATATAGTAAGATAATTTGAAAGAAATCCTCTATGCATTCCCTCCATCAATCGAATTTCAAAACTCATTTCAATCTCCCTTAATTATACGATAACTATCTTCATCAAAATGCTCTGTAGAAAACTCAAAAAGTTCAGTATCTTGAAGAGCGATCATTTGATGCCTAAGACCACGATATACATGAAAACTATCTCCAGGTAGAAGAATTTTTTCAAACATAGGATCATCAGACTCCGAATACTTTAAGAGTATTTTACCACTTTGCACATAAAATGTCTCATCCTTTAAGATATGGTAATGCCAAGAACATTTCTTATCTTTTATAAGGTATAAAAGTTTACCACAATATTCACGGTTATTCACTATCCATTTTTCAAATCCCCAACCTTTAGGGACAAATTTAATTTCCGAAGAAGTCATCAGAGTTAATTCCTTTATCGTCTATGTAATAATCCCCTGAGGGTTTTCCAAGATGAAGTTCATGAAATTTACATCCCCAAGATTTTAATTGAGAATGAGTGATATCATAAAAATGCTTATACGTAAGAAGTCTTGAGTTCTTGAATCTACCCATACCTCTTGCAGTTAAGTAAATTATATGGTTCCCTTCATCATACAGTTTATTTATTTTTTCAATTCTAGTCTCAATTGGAATGGCAAATTCATAATTACCATCAGTAATACTACATATTGTCCCATCAATATCAATTACATATTTCATTTATATCTTCCTGAGTTAAAACATAAGTTCCAAAATTCTGAACAGCGACAGATGCTGCTTTATTTGCTAAAGGAATTGCTTTTTCTATTGTACCATGGACTAGATAAAAATAAACAAGTGATGCAAGAAAAGTATCTCCTGCGCCAACTACATCAAAAACACTAACCTTTTCTCCAGGATAAGTTACTCCATCAAATTCTGCTCCACCAGATCCCTTTGTAACAATAAGATTGTCATGTTTGCTTTTTAGAAGTTTTGATTCACTTTCATTTATCTTTATAAAACAATTTGATTCGGGTAAATATGTTTTCTTACTATCAACAAAAACAGGTATTCTTGAATTAAGAACTAGATGAAATAATTTATCTTGGGTTATAAATCCTTTATCGTAATCAGATATTACAAGTGCGTCAAATTTTTCATCGGGTAAATCATAATTCATAGGGTTTAATGGATATTCAGTATCAACTCTCAAAATTTGATGATTATATCTTTCATCAATATATCTTGTTTTTACAATATTTTCTTGATTAGTAATCATATAGACTTCCAATCCAAACGCTTTGAGATTTTCTCTCACGTTCCATGCCATACCTTTACGGGTTTCTTTTCTTCCATATTTTAGAATAGGAACAGGTGCTTCTGGATTTAGTCTTTCACAAGATCCATAAACATATTCATCTATACAACTATCTCCTATCAATAATGTCTTGTATGATTTTTGTTGTGGCATAGTCACCTATCCTATCAAAAAATATAAGTTTAGAAGCATAATAAGATCCTATAACTGATTTTCCTTTCCAATCAGATCCTACAACCATTATATCAGGTTGAAAAGATTTTATCAATTCCTCTAGTTCTTGATCACTAGAAAAGAATTTTACTTCATCCACTGATTTTAAATTTTCAAGAAAAAATTTTCTTTCTTCTTGATTATGTATTGGTCTTGTAGTACCTTTCTTTTCCTTTACTCTATCATCAGTATCAATACCAACCATTAAAAAATCTCCTAAACCTCTTGCAAAGTTTAGAAGTTCAAGATGTCCGCGATGAAGAATATCAAATGTTCCGTTGACAAAAATTTTCATATCAATGTTTAAAAATAACTAATAATCCTCTATGGCACCTTTCATAAGATAATGTAGATTTATTAAAAAGTTTATGATGAATATTTTTTTCTTTACAATTATCTAAAATCTCTACAAGATTTGGGAAACTACCTTCAATTTCAGGAAATACATTTACATCATGATAAATCAACACGCCTTCAGGAAGAAGTAATTCACTATAAACATATTCAAACCATTCATTTGTATGATGATGATCGGCATCTGACATTATAAAATCATACTTATCTTTTGTAGAAAAGATAAATTCCTTTTCGTCAGATGTTACTATATTAATTTTATTAGAATATTTTTGCTTTACTTCATTTGGCATACAAAATCCAAAATCATACCAATTGTCAACAAGAGTATAATTTGGATTATTTTCATTAAATTCTATAGAGTTTAAAATTTGATCAGTAACTCTTCCTCCACCTATTCCAAGTTCAAGAATATTTTGTGGTTTAAGAGATGCAACTAATCCACCAATAAAATGGGCATGAACCAAATCAATCTTTACGCTTTCATTTTGACCAAACATATCAATCCCCTACAATAGATTTAATATAATCAGAAACTTCTTCAGGAACAATATTATATATCCATTGATATTGATCTCCCATTGGTTTAATTGTTTCCATAGTTCCAACACCAGCACCATGAAGAATACTAGTTCTCAGTGGTTGTCCAGTAATTGGATGATCAATGAAAATCTGATCATCTTTTACATATAGTTTTTTCCAACTCTCGCAATGATCATTTTCACCCCAGGTATTAATTATACCATAAGTGACTCCACTTCCTTCTCTATCAATAATTTCGCTAGTGTACTTGTTTTTAGCATGAAAAATATGATTCCAAGTATCTTGCTCGTTTCTAATTAAAGGCCAGGGTTTAAAAGTAAAAGTTCTACAATCACTTTGCTCTGCTATGAATTTATTAAAATCTCTCCATTCATACCAAAACTTTTTATCATTTGATGCTACAAATCCAGCATTTACAAAATCATCACCACCAATCATTCCACCATCACCATATGGTTCATAGAAAGGGACAACACATGGTTGAGAAGATCCAGCTTTACCAAAGAAATTATTATTTCTAACTCCAATAAGTTCTTTATCAGATTCAATAACCTTATCAAGACTTCCAGTACAAATACAATCAGCATCTAATAAAATAATCATATCATAATCTTCAATATAAGGAAGACATGTAATTACTTTTATCCAATCTTGATATTTGACTTTTTCCGACAACAACCAAGGATTTTCTTTTTTTATTTTTTCAGTTTGTTTAGAATCCACAATATAAAAATCAATTTCTGGATGAAAATGATTGATTGATTTTTTTAATTTTTCTGGTTTTAAATATACTGCATAATCATCAGTACACCAAGTTACAGCTGCTACTTTTTTCATTTTTTAAACGGATATTCAACAATGGTCCAACGATTACCATTCGATTCACAATTTGTTTGAGTAATATTATTCATACGAATGTCGTGATAAAAAAGTTTTGGTTTAATCCTCTTAGCGACACTATCGACTAAACAAAAGAAACTACTGTTTAGACAATGAATCTCTTTTGCATTTTCAATAAGTCTCATATATGACAACATATTTGTTGTCTGTCCCATTTCAATTTTTATAATTTTAGTGTCAGGGATTGTGCCTATTTGATTTCTTCTCCAAGTCCAAAGATCAATCGGATAATCTCCTTCTGCACTGGAATTTTTATGCACTATGATATAGTTTTTTTCACCTTCTGTTAACTTATCATAAACTTCATCTACTCCTGGTATTTCTTTTGGTAAAATAAATTTTTCATATCTTTCTTTAAAAAGAATTCCTGCTTGTTCATAAAATTGCCTATCAAAATTGACAGCAAAATATTCCGGTGGAGAATTTTCTCTTTGAAGACGACGATAATAAACCTTCTCAAATCCAATTCTTGTTACAGGCCACCCCTTTTGTTGTGCCCAAGGAAACATTTCTTTTTCTAATGTTGCCCAATCATCATGAAAAGGATGCACAATAATATTATCGAAATCTTGATATAAACAACTTACTGTCTCATAATACCTATGATGACAAGGAAGATGAAGTCTTTCGCAGAGTTGTTCAGCATAGGTATGAACAATTGCATTGCAAATAAAATTATCCCCGAGTGAAGTATGATGATGAAAAACTAAGTCTGGTATTTTATTCATTTTACTATACAAGTTGCCTGTTCATAATCTGTTCTAGTAATCCATTCATATGATATTTTTGTTTTACTAGAAAATTCTAACCATGCTTTAATTTCATGATCTCTATATTCTGGATAATTTCTAATTTCATCAAACGAAATAACAGTTCCAGAAACAATTCTTTTTTTAAGTTTGTCTAGAACAAATTTAGTTGATGAATATAAGTCCGCATCTAAGTGTAAATATGCTACTGGTTCTTCATGTTCTTTTAGAAAATCATCCAAAGTATCTTGAAATAATCCTACAACTAACTCTACATTATTATTAACTACTGGAAGATTTCCATTTCTATTGTAAGTTCCTTTTGGTTGATGATTTCCCCAATCTTCAGGAAGACCTAAAAAACTATCAAAACCATAAACTTTATTTTTAGTTTTTGATGAAATTATATTGATGGTATTTCCAGAGCAAACACCAAATTCTAACCATAAACCATCATTCTTTACATAAGAAATTGTATTTTCAAAATATCCTGATGGCCAGGATGAAGGTGTTAAATTTTCAATAAGACTAATTTGAGAATCTATTTTATTCATGACAAAACTCCATTTTCATTAAATTGATATACTCCTTTTAGATTCCCTCTATACAAATTCATAAACATACCAACATTTCCAGTGTGATTAATAACATATTTGCATTCAGAAACACATCTTAATGCCGCATCAAACCATTGAGACCAATCAATTGAATTGGCACCGTTTTTTTCCATAAGACTCCATATAACACTATTAGAAGTAGTAGATGGTGTTTCTTCAAAAGTTATTAATTTATCTTGAAGTTCAGAATAAAAATATTCAATTACTTGAGTTTGATCCGTTTGAATTAATACTTTAAAATCCGGATTTTCTTTTAAAATCTTTTTTACTTCATTTAAGTATTCTTCAGGATTAGCAATAATTAATTCTGTTCCCTTATCAGTTCCTCTATACAGTACAGCAATTGTTTTTGAAGTATCTATTTGATATTTTTCTATAAGAAATTGTTTTCTCTCTTTAATTATTCCATTAGGACCAAAAAATCGATTAATAATTTGATTATAAATTGAAAAATCATAAAGATCAAATTGTTTTTTATTTGAATCTGGAAGAATTATTCTACGATAAAGATCCAATTCACATCTTTCATTTATTTCATGAAATAATGGATAAATGTCTTGTTCTGGATCTTTTTTAAAATGCCTAAATCCAAAAGAGTAATTAATTTTCTCTGGGATTATTCCATGACTCAAAAGAATAATGAGTGAATTAAAAACTTGAAATTCATTGGAATAAAATCCACAATTCCACAAGCAGTAGAGTTCATTCATTTCCGGATGAGCAAGAAGATCGCATCCCGCATATCTCCCAGTTGTTCCAGATGCAACAACATACTTACAATTTTGCAATCTCATTAAGCACCCACAATATAATTACGAAGTTTATCTTCTTCAGCGATAATAGGGAAACAAATCAAATATCCTTCCTGAAGATATGATTCAACAATAATATGCGTTTCATCAAGAAGTTCATAAACAAAATCTAGATTCTCTCCACCATGAAGTGCTTTATTTTCAAAGTTACCATTTTCATATGGACCTTCTTTATAGATGCGAATGTCATCAATAACAATTACATCTTTACTCACATCACGCTTCTGGCACAGAATACGTAGTTCTCCTTCAAGAGGAATTTTAATGTAATCGGGGTCATCACGAATAACTTCACGATGATACTCATCCCTATAAGAATCTGGGAAATGGGCATCAAGGAAAAACAGAGCAGGATTTTCATCTAGTTCATCAAGAACCTTTGGAAGTTCATCGTGACTATTACCAAGATGCATACAGACTTTGGAATTATCTTTAAAATAATCCACCGCTTCATTATAAATTCGATCAAGAATTTCAATCGAATGCATAGTCAAATCTGGTTTTTGAAGTTGTGAAACTTGAAGGAGAGAATTCTGACCGTATGAATCTAAAATTCCACCAGTTCCAGTTTCAACATAGTGCTGAATATTAAAGTCCTCAAATGTAGGACGAAGATGAATTGCGTTTTGCAGTTTTGCCATTTTTATCACTTACAGTTTTTATTAGAAATTTGTTGGGAAATCCATTCGTAGGTCTTACGAATTCCTTCCTCTAAAGTTTGAGAATAATTCCAACCAAGTTTATCGCGGATAAGTTCATTATTCGAATTACGTCCACGAACTCCAAGAGGAGCGTCAAGAATATGTTCTTTTTCTACATTCTTTCCAGAAACTTTAGCAGCAGTATCTACAAGTTGATTAATAGTAACCATTTCTTCTGAACCAATATTTACTGGTCCGATGAAATCAGATTCCATCATTCTACGAGTTGCCTCAATACACTCGTCGATATACAGGAAGGAACGAGTTTGTAGTCCATCTCCCCACACCTCGATGGTTCCACCTTCCTCAGGAAGATAGGCAACTTTACGGCAGATTGCTGCTGGCGCCTTTTCTCTTCCCCCTTCCCAAGTTCCTTCTGGTCCAAAGATATTATGATACCTAGCAACCCGAACAGGGATCCCATAATTACGAGAATAAGCGAAAAACAACCGCTCTGAGAACAATTTCTCCCAACCATATTCAGAATCTGGGTTAGCTGGGTATGCTGATTCTTCACGACAATCTGGGTTATCAGGGTCTAGTTGATTATGCTCTGGATACATACAAGCAGATCCAGAGTAGAAAATCTTGGTTTTATTTGTACCCTTAAAGTCATTCAGTTGTCGTTGTGCCTCAAGAATATTCAGATTAATAGTTGCAGAATTATGCATAATATCTGCATCATTCTCACCACTAAACACAAATCCTGCTCCACCCATATCAGCAGCAAACTGATAAATTTCATCAAAGGTATCAATATACCTTGATGGGACAAAATTATAAAAATTGCGATAAGGACCTTTATACTGAAGAACCCTCTCAACAAAAGTTGGATCCCTCAGGTCACCTTGAATAAATTCATGTGCTTCTGTTTCAGAAAATTCTGGATGCTTTAGATCAACACCACGAACCCAATATCCTTCCGATCGTAGTCGTTTAATCATGTGACTTCCTATAAAACCACCAGCACCAAGAACCAGTGCTGTTTTTTTATAATCACTCATTTAAGTTCTCCTTTTATTTACAAAATATAATAATATTTTTACAGATTTACAATAAATACGGGGTCAATAATATATTTTATATCGTCTACAAATCTAACCCTGTCACCATATTTATCAATCAAATAATCACATACTTGAGGAATAATCTTTTTATCATTGAGAATATAGACAATATTTCCTCTATCCAATAAATCAGTACAAAGACGATATTGTTGACTTTCAGTAATAATATCTGTGCCTTTTTTATAAGTTATATATTCAAAATAAAAAGGTTTATTGTCTCTATTGATTTTTTCATAATAATCACAAATAAAGGTTGCGTGCTGTTTATTAATCTCATCAGTGACTGTTCCCAGATTATATTCTAAACCAACTTTCTTTGCAAAAGCAGCAAATGACCTATTATCTCTCGGAAGACAGGGACCACCATAACCAAATCCATATTTAAGATATTTTCTTCCAATTCTACTATCAGTTCCAATAGAATTTAATACTGATGTGACTTCATCACCACATCCAGAATGATGTAGAATATCTCCCAACATATTTGCATAACTAATTTTTGTTGTTAAGAAGCAATTAATTGCTATTTTAGTAATTTCTGCTGCAGTTGTTGACATTGTACATACAATTGCACGAGTTGTCTGAATTTTTTCATACAACTTTCTCATATTAGAAACAATTAGATCTGTCTGATCAGAATGGTCTATTCCCAATAGAACCATATCAGCAGTACGTAAATCATTAATTATAGATCCCTGAGCAATAAATTCTGGATTATAAAGAACTTTTATTTTTGATGGAAGATGCTTTTTAAATTTATCACAATCTCCAGGGTTTACAGTGCATCCAACTACAAAATACTTTTTTGTTGAAATATTTTCAACTTCTTTTTTAATATCTTCTATAACATCCCATACATAAGAAACATCATAAGATCCATCTTCGAGAGAAGGAGTTGATACTAATGTATAAATTAAATCACATTCACGAATAACTTCTTTGTTGTCAGTAGTTGCTCTAAAATTTTTAGCAGTCCTAAGAATATTTTCTACCTCAGGTTCATTTGTAATAATTTTACGATTGTTTAGATCATTAATATAATCTTCTCTAATATCAGAGACTAAGACATCGTATCCTGCCGATTCACACAAAAGTGCGAAACAAATTCCAAGTCTACCTGCGCCAATTACTCCTATTTTCATAATTATTCCTTTTTAATTTTAGATGTAATCAATAAATGCCATCCAAGTTTTTTTTCAAGAATTTTAAACATTTCATCAGGCATTACTTCAAACCAAGGTTGTTTTATATATTCCCCTCTTTTATATGGTTCAATTTGATATGGAAAAATATGGTCTTTTTGAATGCTTATAATTTCAAAGTCATCACCTAAAAGATCTTTAATTTCATCTTCAGTGTATGTATATGCAATAGGGCATCCATATTGTGCTTCTGGTTGATCCAATCCAGCACCAATCATATAATTTTTCCATGAATTAGAAGAATAAAGCATCATTTTAAATACTCCATTCTTATGAAGATATTTTTTTACTTCATTTATTACTTTTTGTGGATTGGGAGTATGATGAATTACTCCCCAAGAATAAATTAAATCAAATTTTTCTTTTGGAAGAAACTCAGATAAATTTTCGGCATTCCCTTCGTAAAAATTTCCGTTCAAATTATAAACTTCAAATCTTTTTTTTGCAAGTTCTAAACTTTCTTTAGACAATTCAATGCCAGTATAATCTGCACCATTACGAGCAAAATTAATTCCTGCAGTTGCCAAACCACATCCTATTTCGAGAACTTTTTTTCCATTCCAAAGATTAAATTCGGAAAAAGATTTAATATGAGGTTCTACGAAAAATTTCTTTTTTTCTACCTCATCAAAATATTCTTTAGTTCCAACTTCTCTTTTAGAATGTCTTATGTTACAAGGGCGATTATCCCAGAACTCTTTTACTTCAGTTATTGATATTGTCATAGTTTAAATGTAGGAATAGAAATCATTTTATGTTTATTTTGTTTGTTAAATTTTTTGTAAATTTGAATGGCGTTAGTCTGATTCTCATTCAAGAACATTGAATCTTCATTTAATCCCCTTTCCATAACCCACTCAAGCATTTCGTATGAAGTTCCTATTTGGTCTTCATCTGTTCTTCCATCATCCCAAAGACCATCAGTTGGGTTTGCTTCAATAATCTGTTGATCTATTTCTAAAGATTTACCAAGTTCCCACACCTCAGTCTTATAGAGGTCTGCAATAGGAGCAATATCTACACCACCATCGCCATATTTAGTATAAAATCCTATACCATAATCTTCAACTTTATTTCCAGTACCAACAACAATACCACCAACTGAAGTAGCAACTTGATAGAGGGTTACCATTCTAAGACGAGAACGAGTATTAGCAAGAGCATGAGAATTTATACCAAATTCACCCATCTCATTTTTAAAAGATTGAAATACTTCCGAAAGATTATACTTCTGAACTATTACATTGCTAAAATTTTTTTGTAGATATTCTAAATGCAAATCAGAAAGATTTTCCTGTTCTTCTTTCTGATGGATAGGCATACCTAATGCATAAACAGGCAATCCTGTTTTAGCAGAAAGTACTGAAGAAACAGCAGAATCAATTCCTCCAGAAACACCAATTACAAATGCATTTATGCTGTTATTATTAGCATAATTATACATCCAATCAATAATATCTATAGATAATTTTTTATAATCAGAAATCCTGTTCATTTTTTAATGAATAATAAATTTTCAACAACAATAAAGTCTAATTCAGTATTTTCCAACACATAAAATGCATCTTCGACTGTAGTTAGTATGGGTTTTCCTCTAATATTAAAAGAAGTATTCATAATCATAGCAGGATATTGCCTATTAGACAACTCTTCTAGGATTTCATAAAACAGAGAATGTTGTTCTTTAGTTACTGTTTGAAGTCTTGCAGTTCCATCCTCGTGAGTAATTGAGGGAAATACACTTTTATATTCTTCTTTTACTGTTGGAGCAAAACTCATATATTCGGATGAATATGCATTATCAAAGTATAAATCTTTATCCTCTTCCCTACAAACCGGCGCAAATGGTCTAAACCATTCTCTAAATTTTACTTTAGAATTAATAATATCTTTCATATCTGGAATAGAAGGATCGCAAATAATACTTCTATTCCCCAACGCTCTAGGACCAACTTCAGAATACCCTGCAATTATTCCACCAATCTTTCCATTTTTAATTAAATCAACTATTCTAGGAATTGTAGTATATTCAACTCTATCTTGATATTGTTGATAATAATATGGTATTTTATCTCTATCTAAAATATCAAATCCACAATAAGGAGATAAATTAATTTCCAAAGTTTGATAATAAGTAAAGTGCCCCAGAGATAAACCACAATCATTTGGGTTTGGTGGAACATACAACTTCAATCCCTTTGATTCTAAGTATTCTTTCAACTTTTGATTGAAGATAACATTTAAAGCACATCCACCAGAAAATACCAAATCCAAATTATACTTTTCAATATATGGTTTTATAAGCGAGAAACATAAATTCTCAAACACATATTGATTTGTTGCAGCCAAATCATAAGAATCTTGTCCACTGAAACAATCAGTAAAAAGTTCTACTCCCATTTCTTTAGACATTTGTTCTACAGCGGGTCCTTGATACGACCAATGAACTAATGGATGCTGCCTATAAAATTTTTCTATTGGGGAAACCCATTCTGGTCTAACTTTACCATAAGCAGAAAGACCCATTATTTTACCTGCATATGCTAAAGAAGATTTTTGATCTGGATCACCATTATTTCCCTTGGTTATTTCTTTAACAAAGTGCCCAAAATATCCATAAATTCCAGGATCAAATATAAACGGATTATTTCCAAAATTTACATGCCCTAAAGTAATAAACTCTTCTTTAGAGAAAAAATATACACTATAACTTCTCAATGACATTTCACTAAGAGTTTGATAATCCATCCCCCCAGCATCAAGTGACATTACAAGACATTCTTTACCAAATCCACTCTGGAAATATGCTCCAGCACAATGAGACATATGATGTCCCATTCTAAAAAATCTTGCTTTGGGAAAATATTTTAAAAGGAAAGTTACATCATAATCATCCAATTCACTATACAATATAATTTCTGGTTCTTCATTTAAATGAATTTTCAAATAAGTTAAAAATTCATGTCTACATTTATCGTCTATAGAGTGATTTGCTCCATCAAGTTCTGCCTGCTTTTTAAAAGCAGCATATCTTTTTTTACAAAATCGTTCTAATTCAAATATTCTTATATCTCCATTTTTATCTATAAAAGTGAAAGAAGAATCATGGCATCCATTAACTGCTAAAACTTTTTTACTGGATAAAAAGTTTTTTAATTCTTTTGATTTCAAAAATAGATCGCTATGGGCATTCATTAGATTAAATAAGACAATATTTTTTATGTATATAAAAAAAAATATGAGTTATTTAAACTCATATTTTTACAATTAGGATTTTTGTAAGATGAGGGATCAAGAAACTAAAAAAGTTGCATGAGTTTTGATATTTCACTAAACCCAAAAAATGCACATAAAAATAACACATCCCAAAGCTTAAGTTTAATAGCAAAAGGAATTGTGAGTAATCCTCCAATAACTTTTATCATCAAACCATATTTTAAATCTCCCCATAACATAGTTTGATAACCAATAATGAGGAGAATATTTCCAATCCAACGAAGAAGATCCGATTTATGCATAATTGGATCCCCCACCAATTAGTACTGTTTAAGTCTATCCGTGACTATTTAATCATGCAACTTCAACTGATTCAAGATCTTGATATACATATTCCATAAGCATTTCATAGTCATCCAAAGGATCACCAGAAAATACTACACCTTCACTTTCGTAGTAACGACGAACCTTTTTATAAAGTTTTGGATTCTTTACATCAAGGTAGAAATCACCATTTGCTGCACCACGAAGGGTTTGAACGTCTTTCTTGAATTTTGCTGTGAGAGTCATTGTTTTGAATGTTGACCTTAGTATTATAAGGGATTGGATGTGAGAAGTCAAGGTGGACAGTTCAAGAACCTTCTTCGTGGTCAGTGTATATATGAATCAATTCATCACCCAATGTTGATTCTATTGTATACTTGATAGTTTCGTTATATGGAACTATCACTGCATTTTTTGCACCATCAGCAATAATAAATGATTCGCCATTTTCTACTCTATTCATCAGAGTATCAAAATTCGATTGAAATTCTTCGACTGTAAATTTTTGGAGATCTGAAAGTTCTGGATACATTTTCATAAAGTAAGATTTTATGAGTCGGGCATAAAGGATTTGAACCTTTGACCTTTCCGCCCCAAACGGAACGCGCTACCAAACTGCGCTAATGCCCGATGTTTTTATTTTGATGCACAATCATTATACCCATTGCAGGTCCAAGTGTCAAGAGACAACCAATAACAAACAATGACCATTGATGGGTCAAAAGATATTCTACAATTTTTATCATACAACAGAAACTGTTAATGTTCCACCTTTAGATAATGCAAAAACATTCCTTGAGGAGTAATCATAAATTAGACTCCATTTTCCTGGGTTTAACGAATAAGTAGATCCATTACCTATTTGTGCCCAAGTTTTAGAACTATACATAATATCATTATAAAATTGATAACTCCATATATCTAAACTTTTTCCCGAAGCGGGAAATTGTCCATTCCTTAAAATAGATCTCCAAGTTACATAACTATTTGCTCCAGAATCTGCTAGAGAAGAAGGAGTTCCTCCATTAGTATCAGAATGACTAGAATATCCATTAACTACTTGACTTATATTTGCAGTACTTGGAACAGAGAAATTACCTTCAGTATTAGTAGGACAAGTAATTGCAAAATTAACTATACTTTTTATTGCTGTTGCATCATCAGCAGAAAAATTTACATTCCAAGCAAATCCTTCAGCGGGAGAAGACACAGATAAAGTTATAGTTGCCATAATATTTCAATTAATTTATTTTTGTTTATTTATAATAAGAGTGAGTAAGTCCCCAGAAAATAAAAAAACCAATAGTACTAAAAATAATTATAGCGTTATATATTGTTTTAGTCATTTTTTCAATTTAATGTTATTTTCATCCAAGAAAATAGTGGAGGAATAACTCCAACTAATCTCAAAAGTCCCTCAGCAAATAAAGCAAGAACCACCCAACCGACGCACATACTAATGATAGAAGCATTACGGTTGTGTCGTCGTATTGCTGCATCAATCATCTCCTGAACTTCTGTACGACTCACAAATTCATCATAAGAATCCATCATTTTTCATCGCCAAGAAACTTTGCAAGAGGATCTCTTCTAGTTTTAACAATTTCAACTGCTCTCTTATAGAACATATTATCAGTATTACCAGAGGATTCAAAAGTCTCCTTGATCTTCACCCAATTATTATAGGTGTGCTGATCCATTTTTTTCTATTCGTAGTACTACTATATACTAATCATAGAATTTTAAACGTCATCTAAATGTCAGTGTTTTGTAACACTAATATACAGAAACCGAAAGAAAGTATTAAATTTGTATTCTATGTAACGGAAAGGGTGGGATTCGAACCCACGGTGCTACTAACACGCTTGTTTTCAAGACAAGTTCCTTAAACCACTCGGACACCTTTCCAAATTAAGTCCTTAGCGGACTTCAAAATCAAGTCGTCTTACTTTACGTTGACGACGTGCTTCTTGCCAAGCAATATCTTGAGAAGTCAGCACACTTTTGTTTTGATTTTCTTTTAGAGAGTTTAGCATAACAATTCGAGATAAGTCAAGTGCCGAAATCTTGTCTCCACGAATTGTTGCCATATTGGGACATCCACACGTTACCGTTTTTGATGGATGTCCTAGTAATTCTTTATTACAATCTTTGCATCTTATTGACAACATTATTTTAAACCCTATTCATTCTCATCAATATAATTTATTTATTATGGGCAATATCGGATTCGAACCAATGACTTACTGCTTGTAAGGCAGCCACTCTACCGCTGAGTTAATCGCCCTTGATGAGTAGTGAGTGCCCACCACTCGCGGAAGACACTCTCCGCAACGAGCGGGGGTGATCAAGTCCCCGACCTAAGAAAACTTAGGATTTAGAGGAAGTCCCAGACATTTCCAGACCTTCCAACTGGGGCGGCAGGGATCGAACCTGCGACCTAGATGTTAACAGCATCCCGCTACTACCGCTGAGCTACACCCCATTACGTTGTTCATCGTGTATTTCTCGATGGCAGTTAGCACATACAAGAATACATTTATCTGCTTCTACTTTTTGTTTTTCTATGGCAACAGTGGTTCCAAGGTTTTTGGATTCCTTGGTAGTGGGATCGAGATGGTGGAACTCTAAGGCAGCGATACACTTATCGTATCCACAACGTTCACACTTACCACCTTTATATTCTACTAGAAGAAGTTTGTTTTGCTTACGTCTTTTGATGACGCTTGCTTTATTTGCTTCTCTACGATCAGCATACGTTCTAGTTTCTTTTGTCATTTGGTAGAAGTTTTATTGTTCTACCACTATTTATAGAACCCGAAGGTTCAGAGCGGAATACCGGATTCGAACCGGTGACATCCAACTTGGAAGGATGGCGTTCTACCACTGAACTAATTCCGCAGTTGAGACAATCATAAACTATTTAAGTTTGATTGTCAAGTGCGAGAGAAGGGACTCGAACCCTTATACCTTTCGGCATTGCTTTCTAAGAGCAACGTGGATACCAATTACACCACTCTCGCTAATGATTGTTTTGATGAGAATGTTTCTGTTTGTGAATGACAATTTGGACAAAGTAATCTCAAATTGCAGGGTCTATTATCATAACATTCTCCATTAATATGGTCAACTTGTAATCTTAATGGTTTATTATTCCAAGTAGAAGAAACCCCACATTCAGAACAAAAATCACCTCTCTCTTCAACAAGTAATCTATGTAAAATACCTCTCTTACATTTCTTATCTTTATGAAGATAATATTTCTCTAATGAAAGATGTTTATTTTGACCCCCACAAGTTCTTATCTTTGAAGTGTAGTCTGGTTTATAATTTGGAATCCACTCCTTAGTTCGAACACGAAGAGTATCATATTTACAATTAAACTCAACACAAATATCTGTTGGAGATTTTTCTCCACTCAACAAAGATTTTATAATATATTCTTTGTTATTATCTAAATCTGTTCTTTTTCTCATAATGGTAAACTTGCTAGTATTATTTATAAGCGTATCTACCAATATTTGTGGTGGTAGGAGGGATCTCTATGTGCGGACAGAATCACCTTTTCCTTCATCTAGCGTAACCAGAGAGAGGGATTGCACTTCCTACGTTTTGATGGATTAAGTGTGATACACCTCATAAGGATGTAACAGTGACTTAACCTCTATCCTTTTATATAGTAACAAATTCAGAAGAATTTGTCAAGCATTGGGATAGGGACTTGAACCCTAACTAAAAGTTTTGGAGACTCTCGTGCTACCAATTACACCATCCCAATAAAATTGGTTATAACCAATACCGAAGGTGGGATTTGAACCCACAACATCCTGATTTTGAGTCAGGCACCTCTACCAGTTGGATTACTTCGGCAAGTAGGAGTAGGGAGACTTGAACTCCCACGGGATTGCTCCCAGCAGATTTTAAGTCTGATGTGTCTACCGATTCCACCATACTCCCATAAGGTAATCAAAGATTACCAAGTGCTCCTTGCGTGGATCGAACACGCCTCAGGCGAATTATGAGTTCGCTGCATTCACCAGATTGCTAAAGGAGCAAGGTAGGACTGCAGAGAATTGAACTCTGTTCACACCGTTATAAGCAGTGGGCCTTAACCAATAGGCGACAGTCCCTTAACCCTTGACTCAATCATCATAAGGCATCTGACCAAGAAAGTCAAGTGCCTTGTGCCAGTTTGAAGACTGGCAGCGTCCTTTGAGAGATTCGAACTCCCGACACATAGGTTCGTAGCCTATTGCTCTGTTCCACTGAGCTAAAAGGACAAGAAAGGGGATTACTCCCCAGTTCGCTCAAAGTGCTATTGCTCAAACGGCAACAGCAGTTCTGCGGAAAGATACGATGTTGTTGAGATTTATTCTCGGAACCCTCTGCCCAGTCGAATACCAGTTCATCCCCGAGAATGGAGATGTGGGGAGTCGAACCCCAGTGTTGGACAGATTGTTGCCCCTAGTAGGAGCAATTCCAGAACTAGGATTCGAACCTAGACGTACACCTTCAAAGGGTGCTGACCTGCCAGTTAGTCGATTCTGGATTGTATGAACTATCTGGAAGTTCCGGATAGTTGAGAGCCCAATAACAGAATTGAACTGTTCTCTGCAGTTTACTAAACTGCTGCATCACCACAATGCTTATCGGGCGGGGTGTACGATCGGATTTGAACCGACATAAACCAGTTCCACAAACTGGAGCATTAACCATTATGCTACGTACACAAGGCAGTGGGTAGAATTGAACTACCGACATAGAGGGTATGAATCTCTTGTTCTACCACTGAACTACACTGCCGAGGCGGAAGTGGTTGGATTCGAACCAACGGTGCCTATTACTAGACACGGAATCTTAGCAGGATTCTGCGATAAGCCTCTCTGCCACACTTCCTTAATGTTACCTTAAGGTAACAATGGAAACAACTGGACTCGAACCAGTGCTCTTTCGATTATCAGTCGAATGCTTTACCAACTAAGCTATGTTTCCTGGTCGGAATGACAGGATTCGAACCTGCGACCCTCTGTTCCCAAAACAGATGCGCTACCAAACTGCGCTACATTCCGTGGTAGTCCTAACGGGATTTGAACCCGTGTCTTCACTGTGAAAGAGTGATGTCCTCACCACTAGACGATAGGACCATGATGCTACAACCACCAAGGAGGAATACTCCACAGGCAGCGTAGCAACGACCCATACGGGATTTGAACCCGTGTTCTCCACCGTGACAGGGTGGCGTGATTGACCGCTACACTAATGGGTCAAGGTGGGCAGGGAGGGATTTGAACCCCCGTAGGCAGAGCCAGTGGATTTACAGTCCACCTCCATTAACCACTCGGACACCTACCCGAACAGTTTATGTTTAATGACCGAACTGTAGCGGTCAATGGGTCTGGTGGGACTCGAACCCACGATATACTGGTTAAAAGCCAGGTGCATTAGCCGCTATGCAACAGACCCATTAAAGGTTTAGATTGTCAAGGTGCTGGTGGTCTCTCAACCACCCTTTAAGAATACCACAGAACCCGTTGGGAATCAAGTGGTTTGTGCCAGTTCCAGAAGTGGTCCTAGGCACTTGGGGTCTCGTTCCCCCACCAACTCAAGTAATATACCAGGGTTTGGACCCCAATGGCAAATGATACGACCAGTTGAACAAGTGGCACAAAGCATAAAAAAAGGGAGGAAACTTTTGGTTTCTCTCCCCTGTATTTTGCTTTATGGATTACATCTTACATATGTCTTTCCATATCCGCAAACAGGGGAGTACCCTCAATATGCCAATATTGGCAATCAAGAATACTAATCTGTTTAATGGGTAATGGAAAAGACATTGTTTTCGACCTAAGTGTTTTTATTTATAAGAGTTTGCTTATCAATTTTCAACCCTTTGCTTCTTTACGGGAATTTTTTTCCTCTGTAATTTCTGCCCTACGGGATTTAACTAATTTAGCAATTTCCTGAAGTGCTTTACGAGCACGAGTTCCTGCAGAATTGTTTCCTTTAGAAAATTTCTCATCTTCTACTTTCCACAGTTCAACAGCATTTAAGAGATCTTGTGATACAGACATAATAACCTTTAATAAAAATAAGGATGAGTTATTTATACATTTTAGATACAGTCTTCTTTCCAAGGAGCACAAAGTCTCATTTCTCCACCTAAAGACTTACATTCTTCAGTATAACACTTAGAAGTATCTAGATCTTTCTCTATCAACCTGGGCAAAGGTACTCTAGGTGGTTCTGAGTCTCTTGTCAAGCGTTCATATTCTCTGATTGCTTTATCTACATCTCTTTCAACTCTTCTCTTTACAACAGAAGGGTCTTGAAGAAGCACATCGTTGATTATGGTCTGAGGGAACAGGGTCCTCTGAACCTCGTCTAGAAGGTCCCAGAGACGCTCTGAAGGAACTCCTGAGCATTGGGAGAGGGTTGCTACGATACCACTGAGTATGACGCTTATAAGGATTATCTGCTTCTTATCTGGTTTCTTTTTACCGAAGTTAAAATTAAACATAAAAAAAGAGGAGTAGCAACCGCTCTCCTCTATTTATTATTTAGTTTTTAGTCACTTATGCCCGCGAGTAGCAAATTGTAGCAACACCTTGACTTGGTGAAGCAATAGTAGAGAATGCACCATAAGACAGGTCAAGGTCTCTACCCGCGATATAAGGACCGCGATCATTTACACGCACAATTACCGATCTTCCATTAGATTGATTTGTAACTCTTAGTTTTGTTCCAAATGGAAGCCAACGATGTGCTACTGATTTTCCGTAAGCATTATACCGTTCGCCATTGGCAGTTGTCTGCCCGTGATATCCATCACCGATTCCATAATGTGATGCGAGGGAACATCCGCTCGCTGCTTTTGCTTGAAGGGGTGCCAATCCTACAGTAGCAATAGCAAAAATTGAAAGTGTTTTAAAAAGCATTAATTTTAATAGAACTCTACATCCGTATAGGTAAAGGAGAAGTTCCCCTTCTCAGGGGCAGCACCCACGGCTCTAAATCGCACTCAAAATCTCATAACAAAAAACCCTACTCATAACAGGGATTTTACATAATAAGTTAATATTTAGGATTTGTCAAGATTCAGGTTCCAGGGAAACAATCTCAAGTTCATCTCCTTCAGGTTCAATCCATTCATAAAACTCCGCAAGAATAGCACGAGCATCCTCTTTATTGATATTCATATCTGCTGCACGATCAAGAGACCAAGTTCTTACGTGCGCCACAATATCTTCAGTCGTTGTTTCCATAATAATCTTTTCGGAAGTACCTGTTGAGGATGTTGCTATTGTAGAACGCTGGTTCTCCGCAGTCAAGGGATTCGGTGAGGACATTATTGGTGAAGAGTCGTCTGGTCTCCTCAAAGTTTGTTTTGCCCTTTGTTTTATGTAATGATAAGATAGTTCGACTAAAATTTTCTCTGCCAAATTTAGCAATGTCTTCTTTAAGTTCCGGACAAGACCCATAGTATTCCTTCCAATTGGACTCTGATTTTACTTTGCGTTTTTTACCTTTTGGTGTTCTAAACTGCCAGAGGTACTTTCTTCCTATGTATTTTCTACCGTTTTGTTTATTTTCTATTAAATAAACAAAACCAAAGTAGTCTCCTATATCAGCACTAGTAAAAGGATTTCCATTATAACTCCATGGATTTTCATAGTCAATATCTGTACTCATCAATTATATCAAGAACTTCGTTCAGATATTTATGAGCAAGTCCTTTCATATCCATTTCTGGACGAATATGATCTTTATAAAGTTTGTCTTTTAATTTTAATACCCGAACTTTAAGTTCGTCTTTATTGAGTTGATTTTTAGGCATAAAAAAATGGGAGATTACTCTCCCATATCTATAATATTTTAAGCAATTATATCAATCCACTCTTTACAATAATCATAATCTCCAAACAAATATTCATCACATTCCGCTGCTTCTTTGTATGCGTTCAGGATTTCCTGCTCGCACCATTCGTCATAATTGGAATCCTGCGAAAGTATTTTTGGTAACATCTTGCTTAATACCCCCCACTACATAGGACTCAACTTCCGTTTCTTGTGGAGCAACTTGAAGTCCTTTAGAAGAAATCCAATGTTGAGTCCAAGGAAGAGGATTATTATTTGCTGCAATATCATATTGTGGTTTTAGACCAATTGCCTTAATCCTACGATTTGCAATCCATTCAACATATTGCTGAAGAAGTTTGTCATTAAGACCAATCATGCTTCCATCTTTGAACAGATAATCCGCCCATTTCTTTTCTTCATTTACAGCACGATCAAACATAGCGTATGTCCATTCCTCCTCTTCTTTCATAATCTGTTTCATTTCTGGATCATCACCATCTCTCCACTTATTCAGAATATTCTGAGTAATGGCTAGATGTTGGTTTTCGTCTCTTGCAATGAGACTAATGATTTTAGCGGATCCTTCCATAAGCTTAAGTTCGCCAAAGGCGAAACTACAAGCAAAACTAACGTAGAAGCGAATACCTTCAAGAATATTAACGTTTGCGATTGCTCTGTACAATTTTCGTTTAACATCATTGATTGTTTCCTTTGCGTATGATACTCCTTCAAGATTATGCATCCAAGTATCGGATGCACCATATTGATGGGACGATTGAATGAAATCATCATAAGACTCTGTAACGCTCTTAGCACGCTCCAGAATACGCTCATCGGTCACAATTTTATCAAACACCTCACTTGGATCAGAATACACATTTTTAATAATATATGTGTATGAACGTGAGTGAATCATTTCCATGAATCCCCACACTTCCATACATGCTTCCAATTCAGGAAGTGAGCAGTATGGAATGAACGCCATACCAGGTCCACGTCCTTGAATAGAATCAAGCATAATCTGATACTTTAAATTAGAAGTATAGATGTGCTTTTGCTCTGGACGAAGTGTTTGATAATCTCCACGATCCTTCTGGAGAGACACCTCTTCGGGTCTCCAGAAGTATCCTAGTTGCTGAGTGGTTAGTTTGTCGAATATTGGATATTTGTATGAATCATATCTCTGAACTCCTAAAGGTTTACCAAAAAACATTGGTTGTTTTTTGGTATTCACTTGATCAGTATTAAAAACAGTCATACCTTTAATATTTGTTTGTGGTTCTTCTGTGGAAGAAATTTTAAACTGCACAGGATTCACACTTTCTCTCCTCTACTGAAATTAACTCACACATTCTATTTAACTCTCCAGAATATTTGAGTTTCATCATAATCTAGGTTTATGAATTTGTCAAATTTTACAACTTTCGCAATCTTCCTCTTCGGCACCAGAAAGTTCTTGAAGGAGTGATTGCAGGTCTTGTTTTGGTTCTTCTACTACCTCATCAGTCTTAATATCATAAGTGTTTTGGTAATAAGAAGTTTTCCACCCGTACTTATACGTAGTCAAAAAGTCATTTGCCATAACCGACGTAGGAACTTCATTATTATCATAATTTTCTGGATTATAAGACCAGTTACCAGAAATTGCTTGGTCAAAAAACTTTTGCATCACAGCAACAATATTAATATAACCAGTATTACTAGGCATTTCCCAAAGAAGAGTATAGTTGTTCTTGAGAGAATGATATTGAGGAACAATTTGCTTGAGCGGACCTTTTTTTGATTTCTTAACGGACAAGTAATCTCTAGGTGGTTCAATTCCATTAGTTGCGTTTGACACAACGGAACTGCTCTCCGATGGCATCTGTGCGGACAGTGTTGAGTGCCTGAGACCATATTCCAAGATAGATGCTCTAAGAGTTTCCCAATCATGTTCTAACGGAATAGAAGAAATTTCATCTACATCTTTTTTATAAGTATCAATTGGAAGAATTCCATCAGAATATTTAGTACGTCCAAAGTATTCGCAATGACCCTTTTCTTTAGCAAGTTGATTAGATGCTTTCAGTAGATAATATTGGAAAGATTCCGCAAGTCCATGAACAGCATCCCATGCTTCTTGATCACCATAATTAAACCCAAGTTTTGCCAAATAGTGCGCAAGACCAATAAACCCTATACCAAGAGAACGACGCGCCTTGGTGGCGATTTCTGCCGCCTTTACGGGGTATTTTTGATAGTCAACCAATTCATCTAAACCACGAACTGAAAGGTCACAAAGTTCTTCCAGTTCCTCATCAGACTTAACTTTACCGACATTAATTGCGGAAAGAATACAAAGTGCAATTTCCCCATGTTCGTCGTCAATGTGCTGAATTGGATACGTTGGTAGAGTAATTTCTTGACATAGATTGCTCATCTCAACTTTATCTTTAAAGGAAGAGTGAGAGTTGCAATGGTCAATATTCATAATGTAGATACGACCCGTTTCAGCGCGTTCTTTAAGGAGACTAAGAATGAGTTCCTGTGCCTTAATAGTTTTCGACGGAATGGACGAATTATTCTCATATTCAACGTATAAATCGTCAAACTTGTCTGTTCCAAAAGAATCATAAAGTCCAGGTACATCATGCGGGGAGAAAAGCGTGATTTCACCGTCCTGAATGAACCTCTCATAAAAGAGTTTGCTGATTTGAATACTGTAATCAAGTTTGCGAACACGATTATCCTCCGTACCTTTGTTATTTTTAAGAACTAGGATGTCTTCGATTTCTTGGTGCCAGATGGGGAAGTGGACTGTCGCGGATCCACCTCGTATGCCATTTTGCGTGCAACATCTGACAGTCGCTTCAAACTTCTTGAGAAATGGTACAACACCTGTGTGTTGAACTTCTCCCCCTCTGATTTTACTGTTGATGCCACGGATGCGACCAGCGTTGATACCGATTCCCGCCCTCTGTGCAACGTATCTGCCAATAGCCATATCGCTACTAAAGATACTATCGAGGGTGTCATCAACGTCAACAAGGACACAGCTAGCAAATTGTCTAAGCGGAGTTCGCACTCCCGCCATGATTGGTGTTGGGATGTTGATTTTGTGTTTTGAGATTGCGTCATAATATCTCTTTACATAGGAAAGACGTGTTTCTTTTGGATACTCTGCAAAAATAGTCAGAGCAATCATCATGTACATAAATTGTGGAGTCTCATATACACCACCACTACTTCTATCTTGTACAAGGTACTTATCAACTACTTGACGCAATCCTGCGTAAGTAAAGTTCATATCCCGTTCGTGAACAATATACGAATCTGCTTTTGCAATTTCTTCTTTAGAGTATTTGGTATAAATGTCTCCATCGTAAACTTCTGCATTTACGCAATTGTAAATATGTTGCTCAAGATTGGGAAGTTCCTTTATTTTTCCATAAAGTTGTTTGCGAACAGAAAAGAGAAGAAGACGAGCAGCAACATATTGATAATTTGGATGATCCAAATCAATTAAATCTGAGGCGGAACGAATTAAAATTTCTTGAATTTCTTCAGTAGAAATTCCATCATAAAATTGAATACCAGATTTCATCTCTACTTGACTAGCAGAAACTCCTGCAAGATTTTTACATGCTTCTTCGACCATCAAATGCATTTTATCTAAATCAAGAGATTCAACTCTTCCATCACGTTTTTGTACTTTTGTTCCGTTACTCATATTTTTTTCCAGGTAGTAAATTTAAGTTTTGCTTCTAATCCAGAGTAAGTATTTGATTCTATCACAGATTGAACATCAAGTCCAGACAAAATCATATCATTAATATCCTTTTCTTTTATTGATGTTGGCCAGATGACAACTTTTTGTCCATCACTAATGGCACGGGATATTCTTGAGTGGATTTCTGCATTACGTGGTTCGTTATCATAGATCCAAACACAATCGTTAATACCCCACTTACTAACATCACCATCAGCTCCACAAAGAGCAATTGAGTTGCGAATGAAAGTTGAGTCGAATGGTCCTTCTGTGATGTAGACAGTTTTACTTTTTTCAATTTCATCGAGACCGTAGATTTTTGGTGCGTCATCATTAAGCATTACTGTAATGTATTTAATCTTGCTTGGACCAAGTGCTCTACCTTGAAATCCAACTAAGTTATTTTGATAGAACAATGGGATAATAATCCTAGGTTCATCTTTAATTATATCATCGAAGACTTTCTTTAAAGAATTTGTCCACGATTTGAATTTATCTGCGTAATAAAATTTATAAGGGTTTAATTTTCTATTTTCTAGATATGTTTTAGAAATTTCAATTTCAGATGCTTTTGGTAAATTTAGTTTTGGTTTAAATTTTGGAGTCTCAAATTCAAATTTAGGTTCTTCTGTAGTAAAGTTTTTCCCAGTGTGTCCCTCTTTAAACTTTTCAAATTGATATTGTTTATATACAAATGGATCAAAGTCTTTTAAAAAATTATTAAATGATGTATTTGCTCCACAATTATGGCATTTAAAATTTGTATTATTCTTTACTTGATAGAAATAACCTCTTGCTTTATTTTTGTTTTTCTTAGAATCTCCGCAAATTGGGCAACGGCAATTATAAAGATTATTTTTTATTTTTTTAAACTTTAACAATTTAGCGGATATCAAATTGAGATATTTAATATCGACAAAATCCATGACAACACATTTAACGTCTATGTATCATACCAGAATATTTGGTTTTGTCAATGCGCGTATCCATATTATACAATGGGGGATGATTGTTATTACTTATTTTATCTTTTCGTTAACTATTCTATTGTGAGTTTCCATTCCAGCAGGAGTCCACCACCCAGAAGCAAGAGTAGATATTGAAGCAGCAACAACTGCAAGTACTACCCCACTTCCAACAGTAATCCACTTTATTTTATCAATTTCTGTTATCTTTTCTTCCATATGCTCTATTTTTTTATCAATATGCAAACGATGTTCTTTATTTTCTTCTTTTAGTTCCCCAATAAGACCACCTATCAAATCATCTGATTTAACACACTGTTCGATTTTTTCTTCATGAACAGCAAGCATTTTACTAATACTTTGACTTGTTTTACCCATAATCTGAATTGCTTCATCTATCTTCTTTAATAAAAGTTCGTAAGAAGATAAACGTTCCTCTAAAACAGCAATTTTAGTATCTGTAGTTGTGTTTTGGTTGAACATTTTTTTAAGGATTTATTTTTTTTATATACTACAAAAATAAAAAATAAACCCAAAGTAGTACTACAGATATTTATTTTTTTTTATTTTTTTCTTCTATACATTTTTACAAGATTCTTAAAGAAAGGATTCCAGGTTCTCATTTTTCCTTTCCTCAAATCTACAGGAGGTTCATCACCGGATTCTTTTGTTCCTGCAATTTGCCCATGACTCAATGCCATAGTAGGTTCTTCATTTAAATGCGATCGAAATATTTCAAGTATTCTATTAATTTTTTTCTGATTCATTGTAGATTTTATACAACTTTGTTAAGCAATTTATATCAACCGTAATATCATGTATTGGTGTTTTTGGATAGTCCGGTAATCTACCAAGAAAAATAATAAATGATTTTAAAGAAGACCAAAGTTCTTTCTCTATTTTAAAAAATAACATTGGAGTTGTTGCTTCCCCAAAAATATTATAAAGAATAATAAAATGATTTAGTAGAAGGTGAGTTTTTAATTCACCTTCTCTTTTATATCTTTTCAGTAACCTTTTAATATATTTGAAATGATTTAAATCTTTTTCAAAATCTTCTTTTGTTACTGCTTGAGGATTTTCATAATTTTTAATAGCAAATAAAATAAAATTGTCCTCATTCAATTCAGTAAAAATCATAAATCATCAAGCAAAAGGATTGGAATCATAAAGTGGAGTATTTCCTGTCGTAATACCAGACATTGCAACTAGAACTTCTTTTTTAACTCTCAAGTTACCTTCAGCATCTTTATAAGTTTGAATACCAACCCATCCAGAATGAGTTAATTCGTAAGTAGTAGTTGCAGCATCAGCAACTCCAGCATCAGCAACACCATAAATTGATGCTTCGTACCCACCACTTATTCTATTGAATACAACAGAAGTACCAGAAGTAATTGCGGATGCAATCGTAGAAGCAAGAGAAACCGTTGTTGATGCGATTGAAGTAACTACTCTAGAAACACTTCCACTAACTAAAGTATCTCCAACTAGAATGCCAGTTGTACTTGCAATAGCAACAATGTTGGTACCAATACCAGCAGTAGCAGATGCTGTAGTAGATACTTCAGTGGTTGTTTCTGTTGTATCAGTAAAAATCTGTTGATATCTCTTATCTTTAATTGTATATTTTGGAAGTTCGCTAATATCAAATTGAACTCCGGAAATAGCAGCACCACTTAATCCACAAGTTCTTCCAATTGATAATTGAGTTGTACTTGCAATACCAACAATTACAGCATCTCCATAATAAGTTCCTGTTCTATCACCGAAGCGAATCACATCTCCAGTAGCAGCAGCACCTACCTGCCCAAAAGTTGTGCCTGTTCCAGTTACAATTAAAGTATCATAGTCTAAAGATACTGTACCACCAGATCCTTTAGCATCATTATTTCCCCAGAGTGCCATGTCTTTTCCCGTAAAAGTTATTTGCTAAAAATTATTTATAAAAAATGGAGACTGTTAAATTAAGTCTCCATTAATATTCTTAAGTTAAGTATAAAAAAATCAGCAACCCTTAAGAAGAGCTGATTTTACAGTTGTTGCAATTACATTATCAATATCATTATCAGTGGTATTTACATAACGCTCAAGTAGTTCAACTACAAGACGCTTGGTATGACAGGAATTCATCGCTGCGAAAAGAAGTGGTTTTACAACTTCGACTAATACTCCCATGATAACCTCCGGATAAATGGATTCAAAACTATTTAGGAATTTTACCTAAATTTAATAATCAACTAATATCAGGAGAAACTCCAGAAGAAACCGCTCTTTTTGCTGCCGTCAATTGCATCGTCTTACTCTGTACTAACTTAGAAAGAGCAGACTTTTGTTTAGGATTTAATTCATTTGAAGATGGTTGATTAACCTGTGAAGTATTTTGTTGTTGAGTATTTATATCAAGTGCTTCACTTCTCATACCACGTTTTGCAGTTTTTCTTCTACGTTGAGTTTCTTTAGTAGAGGATGAAGGTGAGGTATTCTTTCTTATACCAATATTAGTATCACTTAAATTCTTTTCCTTACCAACTCTTACCGGAACAATATCTCCAGTCTTAACCTTACCTTTTGCCTTTGTCGCTGGTTTTGATTGATATGCTCTAACTTTTGCTTTAGGTGCAGTTTCAGATGCTGCAGCAGCCATATGCCTTACATTTTGAAGATGATCGTCTGTTGCAATTACTTTTTTAGCATCAGGTTTCACAATCTTTTTAACTACTTCTGCCTTTTTCTCAGGACCAGAACCTGTACGCATTCCACCAGTAAAATGAACATTCTTTCTCTCAAGATTTTTTACCCCAATTCTGGATTTTAAATCTTTAGCAAACTCTCCTGGTTTATCCATAGGAGTACTTGGTTTTTTACTTCCAAATTCAGATCCGCCGCGAGCAGTCACCACAGATTTTTGAGCAGGTCTTCTTGAACTATCTCCCAACCTTACTACTGGTTTGTTTGGTTTGGTCGTTTCTTTAAACTTTTTAGTACTTCTAAATTGATCAAATCCATATTTATCACCAGGGTCATCTTTTTCTTCCTTTACAGGTTCTCCTGGTTTTCTGAGTTTATGATGGGCAAACTGGCTAGGTGTTAATGATTGCACCTTCTCCCACTTACCCGATTTCTTTCTCATCACATCAATCTTAGCAGCATCAGGATGTCTTTGATCTGCAAGATTATCATCAACATCATGTATTACTTGAGTTTTGCTCTCAAGTTTTTTTTTACCTTTTTTCATTGAACTTGGAAGTTTTGCTTCATCTACGCAAATCTCACTTTGTTCTTCAATTTTATTAATCATTCTAGCAATAAGTTGTTGTCTTATTACTTCTTCTTTTGTTTCGACTTTGTGGGGAAGTCCTTCGTGCTTTGTTTTAGCAAACTTACGAATTTCCTTTTCGCCCATTCCATCAACAATTTTAAGAACTCTATCACTTACTTCAGATCTTGGGGTTTGACCTCTTTTCACTGAAAGAGCAAGACCAAAAATCTTTTGCTGCTGCTCACTTTCTGCTTTTTCAGTTAATTGATATTCTTCTTTATATGAATTAGCGGCAGAGATCCAATAATCTTCTTTTACGTTACGAATAACTCTTTGAAGATCTTCTGGAGATATGTTTATATTTCTACGTTGCGCTCTTACAGCTGCTGCCTTTTGTTTAGCACTCAATCCTGGTTCTGAAGTTTTTGCAGGAACTTTAGTTGTCTTTGCCTGAGGTTTTGGTGTTGATTTTTTTGAAGGAGTAGTTGCAGGTCCCCAAGGATCAGCAACTGGAGATGATGCTTTTCTTTGTTCTGGTTTTGGTGATGGTTTTGGTGCTTCTGGTTTTGGTGCTTCTGGTTTTGGGGCAGAATAAGATCCACTACTTACTCTTTCTCTTTGTCCAACTCCAGCACCACGGTAAGTTGATGCAGTTCTTGTTTTAGTATGTGCTGTACTTGGTTTTTTATCACCTTCCATTTTACGAGCAACACCTAATGCACCTCTAGCAACTTGTCTTGCACCAGAAGCAATAGCACCGGAAGCAGCACTTTTAACTCCACGAACTTTACTGGAAAGTTTTTGTCTTGCAAGTCTTCCAACTGCTTTTAATAGATTACCTTTTTTCTTTTGTCCTGTTGGAGTATCGTGCCCAAAAGTAACTGTTGCTTCAGTTAATGCATACTCAAGGGCTTCTTCAATTTCGTCATCGTCATACCCTTCATCAAGAAGTTCATTATAAACACTCTCAACAATATAATCAACTTCATCAATCTCGATCATTTCAATAAGAGTTCCACCAAGATTTTCTAGTGCTTCCCCCAATTCAAGTTTTGGATTAATCTTAATTTTATTATTAACTTCTTTTTCTGTTATTTTTTCTTCTTTTTCCTTTTTTGCCGGAATTTTATCTTCAATTTCAATCAGGTCTTCTCTCCAATTTGAATATCCCTCTTTGGTGAGTTTCTTTTTTGATTTTCTAAGACGTTTAAAATCTGCAGAAGTTAATTTCCCATAAGGAGCAGCAACATCAATTTTAGTTTGACCGCCAATCAACCCTTCTTTAACAGATTTTGTTTTCTTATCTTTCAAAGCTTTTTTCATTGATTCTCTAGTATTTCCATCACTATCAAAATCAAGATAATCGGGTTTTGCTTTAGTCATCTTAAAAAGTACTTGCTTTTTTTGCCTTATATTTATTTATAAAATTTACTCCATATGCTTTACCCCCATACTGAAGATTTTTCTTATTAGTTCCAATTGCACCTGGAGTCATTTTTGCGTGATATTTAAATGACCCTAAAGTTCCAACAAGAGTATTTGGGTGAGTTTTATCCCTCATTAAACTATCCATTTTAACTTCATTGTACTCAACAATATCTTTTATCCAGGATTTAAACATAACATCTTCTTCAGTGACGCAAATCAAATAATTTGTTCCTCTACGTATAACTTTACCTACCAGACCAGTATTCACATTTTCCACAATATCTCCAATTTTGTAAATTTTATTTTGGATATAATTTTCTCTTAAATTTTTAAAGTCTAATTCTGGGGCAATTTCCCAAAGATTATAATTTTCCTTAACATTTTCTTTAAATCCCATTGCTTTCCTGAGCTCGTTAAACAATTTTCTAGCATCAAG